GGAGTGGGCACTACCGGAGTGGGCACTACCGGAGTGGGCACTACCGGAGTGGGCACTACCAGTTGCGCTCGTGCTCACATTCGGCGAAGTTTCTTTTTTTTCAAACAAAACATCTATTTTTTCCCCATTGTTATTATCCTCCGAACTTTTGAATATGGTATCGAATTGGTCTAAATCAGATATATCTGAAAGATTTAATACGGTGCTGTCGTCACTAACGACGAGCTTATCTTTATTTGTCCTAGAATCAGAAAATATCTGGCTCGAGATGTATTCGTCCTCGAGGGTGAACGTAATATTGTTTTTTTCAACATTATTATATTTTTTAAAATAACTAGAATCTTGCAAATAATCGATGTCGTCATTTATGTTAATTTTATAGTCATTCTTAATAGCCAAGAATGACCCATAAAGGTCTATACCGTGCGTAAAATTATGTGTATGAAGGAGCTGGCTTGTTAAATAAGTAAAAAAACTGTCTACATACGCCGCGTTGTTTTGGTCATTCAGCTTTTCATTTGATTCTGACTTTTCAAGAGACGGTAAAGTTAAATAATCGATATCTTCTTCGTATTTTCCGATAAGAAACTTAATGGGGTCAAATAGGGGAGACAGTTTGAAATGAACATTTTTGCTTTCAGTTGTTTTTCCATCTGTTACTTTAACTGTAAACTTATTCTCGTCCTTTTTCTCAGAAATACCGCAAATGTTAAAAGCGTGGTTAAGATTGATATTGTTGTAGTTTGATTCATTTAGGGAGAAGTATTTAGAATATAGGGGGACGTAGTTTTGTGGCTTACTTACATTCAATAATTCGGAGTTTTCTAAATCTGAAAAAATCTGACGGTTATCATTCTTTTTATAATGAATCTCCATTAGTTCCAATATATATTTAATTCGTGAAATTTTAACCTATATTTTCTAAAAAAGATATAAATGACGCTCGAGTTAAAAAAATTTGATATGAGTAATATTAGATTTAAGCAAGACGAAAATAGTGGACCGGTTGTCGTTCTAATCGGTAGAAGAGATACGGGGAAAAGTTTCCTTGTAAGAGACCTTATTTATAGCCATCAGGATATTCCTATCGGAACCGTAATATCCGGAACAGAGGCCGGTAATGGATTTTATGGAAAACACGTTCCTAAACTATTTATACATGATGAATATAACACAGCGATTGTTGAAAATATTCTAAAGCGCCAGAAAACGGTTCTTAAACAAGTTAAAAAGGAGATGGAATATTATAAAAAATCTACAATAGACCCTCGAACATTTGTCATTCTTGACGATTGTCTCTATGATTCTGCTTGGACAAAAGATAAAATGATGAGACTATTATTCATGAATGGTCGACATTGGAAAATAATGCTGATTATTACGATGCAATATCCCCTAGGGATTCCACCTAATCTTAGAACAAACATCGATTACGTTTTTATTTTACGTGAGCCGTATATTGCCAATAGGAAAAGAATATATGAAAATTATGCGGGTATGTTCCCTACATTTGAATCTTTCTCACAAGTACTAGACCAATGTACTGAGAACTTCGAATGTCTTGTTATAAATAACAACGCAAAAACGAATAAATTGCAAGAGCAGGTTTTTTGGTATAAGGCGGAGCCTAGAGGGGATTTCAAGCTTGGGTCAAAAGAATTTTGGGAAATATCAAAAGACCTTGGTTCTGACGACGACGAAGAAGAATATAATCCTAATTCTGCTAGAAAAAGCAATAATCCAAAAATAAATGTGAAAAAAAGCAAATGGTAGTATTTATATTTTATCATAAGTAGATACACACTTTAGTTTATCTATTTCCATTTTTTTGTTTACTTCTTTCATAAAATCGTAACCACAATCGTGTGTTTCAGGCAACCGATGAATTGCACAATACACCTTTTTACATTTACACGTAGAAGACAGACAATCTACAACATTTAATCTTTTATTGCAATTTTCTAACGCACATATCTTCTTTTTAGTCATTTACATCTTAATTCTATATAAATTTTTAAATTAATTTTATATAGCTTTAATCTCCGTATTATTTGCAGAGCTTAAGTCTTCGGTTTTATTGTAATATTATCTCTAGGAGAACTCGACGGGGTATCTAATTTATCTTCCTCTACAATTACACCCAATCCGGAAAGCAACGCTTTGCTTGAGGAAGTATTCAATCTGCTTAACCCGTGGTCGTTGTTTTTAGTTTTACTAGTAATAATATTGTCGCCACCAAATAATTCCTTTCTAATATCCGAAACAGCAACGTTGTCTTCAAGTTTATTATCAACTGTATTTACCCCAGACAAGCTAACCAAATTACCCTCACTATCCAACGACTGAGTCAATAAGTTCCCACTTTCTTTTGCCTTTGCGACGTTTTCTTCAATCGCCTTTCTCCTCGTCTCTTTAATACGCTTGTCAAATTCGGTCTTTGCTTTAAGTTCGTTCTTATCCTTCTCAGACATAAGCTGATTTAACTCGTCCTCTAAATATTCCACCTTACCTGTTTTATACGCGTCGGGGTCATACGGCATCCACATACCGACCGGACCAACAAAAACGTCGTGATTTGGGTCGACTTCTCTTAGCATCTTGCATCTCATCTCGGCCTCCTCCTGTGTGGGATACGAACCTCTTACTTTAACACCTCGAACATTTGTCTGGAATGTGTGATTCTTCTGAAACGTAACATTTAATTTATCTTCATTCTTATCTAGGAAACTTTTATACTCGTCTTCGATTGTAGTAACGAATATATTGTCCCGCTCTGTTTTACAATAATCCTCAAAGTCTTTCATAACATCTTGTGTGTCTAAATGATATTTAAATGTCATAAAATTAATGAACTGATTGAATTTCTCTAATGATTTATTCATATCCCATTGCTTAATATACTCATTAAATAGAAACTGCTCCCGCTGCTTTAATATTTTTTCAGGAGAAACAAAAGACATACAAACAAACTTCTGTGCCGCAAGTGGTCGGTCTTCCTCTAGAATATCAATATATTTAGAATTGTCTGTGCCGTCTAGGTTCTTTCTGCATTCAACGCCAACCGGTTGTGTTTTTGCCCTGTTGGTAGAATCAGCCATTATAGATAGTAATCTTATCTAAGTTTAAGTATTTTATATAATAAATATTAAATAGACATATTAATTATAACGTTTAATTTAGAAATACAAAAATATTATTTTCTTTATTATTAATATAAATGTCTGGTCATAGTTTAGATTTCGGTGAACTGATTAAACGCGCCATTAAGTATTTAGTGGAAGGGTTGATGGTTGCTATCGCAGCATTCGCAATTCCTAAGAGATCCCTCAATATGGACGAGGTTGCATTAATTTCGCTTACTGCTGCGGCGACATTTAGTATCCTTGACACATACGTTCCAACTATTGCGGTTAGTGCTCGTTCTGGTGCCGGTCTTGGTATTGGCGCAAACCTTGTAGGGTTTCCTCGGTAAAATTAAATAATATTAAATAATAATAAATTTTGAATAATTTAAATAAAAAGAATCTGTTTATTTAAATTGTTGGAATAAATTCCCAATCGAGTTCGTTGCATATTTTTTTCCAAATTTCATCCTGCTCTATTCTTTTATAGAGGTCTTTCAACATAGGAAAATATGGTAAAAATTGTGTTTGTCCAAGCAGTTCGCATAATTTATATACTGTATAATAATAATTCAGAAAGTTAACCCTATCATTAGGACAATATCTAGAATACGGAGCCTGAATATCCATAAATAAATTACATAATGTTTCTTCTAATTCGTGGCTCATTATAGGAGGTTTAATTCCTAGCTTATCCTTAATAAATGGAATGTGTTCATAATATTTATTATATCCAAGCTTTTTCAAGATATCCTTCGCCTTTTTGTTAGTCATTTGAGTGACCTCCATACGTTCCTTTTTTATTTGCAGCTTTATATTTTCAAGAACCTCCTCGGGGATTTGGGTTGTTTCTTTCGCCTGAAATTGAGCAATAATCTCCCTGAAATGATTAATTCTTTTATATGCATAAAAGCATACCTCTTTAGGGGGTTCTTTATAAGACGGTTTTTCATTCTCAACCAAGTATGGGATACTGCAAAAACAATTGTTACACACAAGAACACCATCGTGCTCAATCGCAATTAGTTCACCCTTGTCGCATTTTCGACATATGTCTGTTTGCACTAGATAATTTTTAACATTTATAAATCCTTCATCTACATTTGTTAAATACTTTTCTACGGTTGATATTTCCTTTATATCCAGCTCCTTTAATTTATTATTTATATTAAAATATCTGTCGAGCAAAGTTGTTTTATTATTACCATTTGCTATTTCCTTTTTATTTTCGAAATAATCGAACAGGTGCTTTGAATTATCTAAAAAATATTTCTTTTTCCCCTTTGATAAATCGGACATTTTCTTTCTGATTGCCTTTATTTCGTCCTTTAGGTCAAGTCTTTTCTCCAAGGAAATATTCTTTCTAAGAAGTTCTTTAATTGTAGCCTTTCTTTTCTGTAATTTTGGAAGAGTATTCTCTATATCCTCCTCCATCTTATTCATTATTTGATTATGTTTTCCGTCTAGAGTTACTATGCTTTTCTGACATATTCTTATATTTTTATTATTTTTCGGCTTAAAGGAATGCATATCAAATAATTAAGTATTTAACAATACCTTTAGATAATTATATAGTTAAAACAATATTTATGTTTTCTCTCTTTCCTTTAGAATGAGTGATGATAAAGAAATTATAGCTACTGGCATTCCTGAAAAAATAAATGTTAATTGCATAGAATTTCAGAAAATGTCTTTTATTTATAACGCTATTCAGTCTGGATGGGAAGTAAAACTTAACAATAAAAATAAATATGTTTTTAAAAAAAAACACGAAAATCGGAAAGAAATCTATTTAGAAAACTATTTAAAAACGTTTGTTGAAGAAAATCTCGATTTTAATCATTTAATTAATTGATTTCCGCCAAATTTTTTTTCTTTAGCAATATTATAAAATGGGTGGTGGATTAATGCAACTAGTAGCTTATGGCGCACAGGATGTCTATTTGACAGGCAATCCTCAGATTACTTTCTGGAAGGTGACTTACCGTCGCCACACGAACTTCTCTCTCGAATCCATCGAACAAACCTTTAACGGCCAGGCAGATTTTGGTCGCCGTGTAACTTGCACTATTAGCCGCAACGGCGATCTTGCATACCGCACTTACCTTCAGGTGACTCTCCCCGAGATTAACCAGACTATGAGTTCGAAAACAACCGCCGACGAGAAACTTCCAGGAAGGGGGGGTAGCGGCGTTTACGCCCGCTGGCTTGATTGCCCTGGCGAGCAGCTTATCTCCCAGGTGGAGGTTGAGATCGGTGGCCAGCGCATCGATCGCCAGTATGGTGACTGGATGCATATCTGGCAGCAGCTTACTCTCACTTGTGACCAGGAGGACGGCTACAACAAGATGATCGGTAACACAACTCAGCTTACCTTCATCACCGACCCTCTCTTCGCCGACGTCGATGGTCCTTGCGACTCATCCGCACCCGACGCCGTATGTGCTCCTCGCAACGCACTCCCGGAGACTACTCTTTACGTCCCTCTCCAGTTCTGGTATTGCCGCAACCCTGGCCTTGCGCTCCCGCTCATTGCCCTCCAGTACCACGAGGTTAAGATTAACCTCGACCTTCGTCCCATCGACGAGTGCCTTTGGGCCGTCACCACACTTAACAGTGGAG